TTAAATCAATACAGTTATAAATTTTAACTCTCATAGAACAACCTCATTTTTTCGTGTCTAAAAATTCTTATGCAAGGGTTTGATTTAAAAGGCTCAAAACAACTGCCTTTTTTGCTATCTGTGTGCAGAATGTGACCGTAAATATACAACCCTACATGAACGAGTACAGAGTGCTTAAAATAGCAAATAACATCAAAATCTCGCGGTATCTTAACCTCTGTAAACAAACCCTTTATTTTTTCGTACCCGACTGTCATTGTATCTTTTTGACAGTCTGTGCATGAGTCTAGTTCGATGTTTAACTCATTTTGGTAAACATAGCATACTAACCCCCAACAATCCAAATACGGGTAACATCTGCCGTTAGGGGTATGAATATTACGCAAATATTTTTCGATATTAACAGACATAACGCAACCCCTTGAACTGTTTGGCGGTGTATCTCTTGTATGGGAACTTCGCATTTAAAGTGTCGTGCCACCCTGCCGTTATCGTTGCGCCTTTGGTTGTAATCTGGCAACTTGTGACAAACAGCTTTAATGTATAAATCGGTGAAACTGCGGTACTTCCGTCATACTCTCTAGATGTATCGAACGGTAAATACTCCAACAATGTGAGATAGCATGGAACAGCACCGCTCATAACAGTATTGCACAATTCCATAACTTCACCGCTTATAGAACCTACTCCAAAAGATAAGGCTGAACCGCTTTGATTAGTGCGCTCCGGCAGATTGATTTGAATACCCGATGATTGAAATTCTTGCAGTTCGCCTTGATCGTCTCTAGCTACAAAATCGTGATAACTCTGAGCAAAACAGATAGGCTTTGACAAACTCTCACAATCAATCTTAATTGCCATTACGGGTGCATCTGTACCCTGTGCATTGACTATGGCAAGTTCCGTAAAGTTCGGTTCGGGGTTCTTTTCCGGCAGTACGTCATTTGCAAGTGTGATGTAATTTTTATAAAAATTGCTAGGTAGTTCAAAAGTTCCGTTATATTTTCTGCCTTTTGTAATGCACATCTCCGACATATACCATTGCAAGCCGGATGATTGAGTCATAAAGGTAAACCACTCACCCGTGAACGTAAAAGTTGATGTGTTTTCATACTCTTGGTGCCATGTTTTAATCTGTTCACCATCGACATATAAAACAAAATCTACACACAGCTTGTTATTCCAGTCATAAAATGAGATTTCATTTGCTATATGATGCCAACCTTGCGCACTCCAACCGTTACCGATAATCATTCTTGCAAGCCATGGTAAACGCTCACCTGCATAATAAATAGGTTTTGTGTTATCGCCACTTTTCCCTATTCTCCAGTTCATAGCTGAACCATCAGATTTACGTCCTCCGTCCTCCGCATAACCACCTAAAAACAAATCACCATAATTGATTGTACTTCCGGTTTGTGGTACACAATGGGAGGTGTTTAAAATACTGCTGAATAACGCTAATTCCTGCCAAAATGAGCCATAATCGTTTGCAGTAGGGGTATAGATAGTCCATTCAAAAGTTAAATCAATAGGTTTACCTTGCGTCCAAAAGGAATTGTCAAAAAACGGAGGGTAAGGATCGTAATCATAATATGCACCGCTTGAACGATTAATCCTAACACCGCCTACGACTGATACACCGTCAACTTCTAAATGCTCTGCATAATACGGATCGTTTATAGCATTTTCGGCAATCAGTGCGCCTTTTAACACGTTTAATTTACCGTCTGCAAAGTTCATAAGGAATAGGGTATCATCATCAACTGCGCCCCTAGTACCATAAACCACATCTGCACTTACTTTGATTGTTTTTGATAGTGTGATTTGCTCGTCTGCGGTTGTTACATCACATGTATAGATTGTTGTTGTAGTAGGTTCAACTATGATGCTTGCTGTGGTTTCACCGTTTGACCATAAGTAAGATACTGCGGAACCGTTAACCGTTAGCTGAACTGAATCGCCTGCGGTTATTTGATCGGAACTTGCGGTTATATATGGTGCTACGGATAGTTCGGTTAATTTAACATAACCTAATTTAAACTCGCCATTATTCCAACTATAATGACCGGAATAAATGTCAGCGAACCATAAACGATTATTTGAACTAATAACACAATCTCCGGCTGTATCATCGTATGTATAAACTAGCACATCATCCACATAGCAATATACATTTGTTCCCTCTCGTTTCAGAGTGTATTTGTGTAAATCAGTTGTATTAAACCATGAACCAAAATTATGATTTGTACCATTAACAACTAAATGTTTTTCGCTGAACTTTAACTTACTTTCGATTCTAATAGGGTATTCCGTGTATCTGTTTGAGAACGTGCAATCAATCTGATACTCTGTTATTTCCCTTTGTTTTTGCGACACGAAACAGATTGTAGGAACAGCACCCGACGTACATTTTAGCGCATAAGTATTAGTATCTACTTCAACGTATTTAGCGTTAACGGGTGCATAACGTGAATTAACCGGAGACAATATCCAGTCTGACTCGTCTGCGGAATTGTTGAAACTCTGATTTGAAAAATCTATATCGAATAGAACTCTAGGCATAGTATTCACTCCATGCTTGATCGAACTCTACATTATCAACGTCTAAAGTCATGCTGATTTTATAACACGCACCGATATTGTTACGGCAATTCAAAGACTCTGTAATCTGCCCGTTTTGAATCCGTACTTTTCGGGCAATTATCGGATCTGTTGTTTCTAAGCGATCATTTAAAATAGGTGCAATGAACCAGTCGCACCCGTGATTGATTGAATTTTCGTAAAAGTTTAGCCATGTTTGATAGTCAGTTATATTGTTAAACTGCAAATTTACTGACAGTGTATGCGGTGCGTCAACTGACAATAGTCTTTGTCTTACGGTTCCGTTCGTCATGGTAGTACGAATTACCGACGGTGAACGTTTAAGACTGTAAGAACTTTGTAAAAACTTTGGTAATGAGTTTGGGTAAAATTCCATATTAGTATCCTTGTCTTGCTAGTCCATAAGTACCACTCATAGCGTTTGCAACCGCGCCACCGTTTCTAATATTCGATACAATCACATCAATAATCGTCTGAGTATCATCATCGGTACGCTGATTCACTTGCCCTGCCCGTGAAGCGTCCTCAATTAAATTAACTTGAACGTTTGATTGACCGGCATTAGAAAGCAAATCAGCAGTATCTTTTCTGCTGGTAACAGTTGCCGGACCCTGTATGAGTTCCGGACCATACTCACCGACGATACCCAGAGCGCCGGATGCAATCTTTCCGCCTTTATCGTGCATAGTCACACCTTTCAATTGGCTCAGAATCTGTGTTGTCATGGCAATCGCCTGGCCATAAGCGGCAATACCGGCAGGGAAGAACGGTTGAGTAGTGAGAGCAGAAGACCACGCAACAATAGCATTGGCTGTAGCAGAAGCTACGGCAAAGCCTTTCTGCAGCGCAAAGGCGGCTTTGTATGCTCCGGAGTTCTCGTTGAGTCCTGTAGTAAGGTTCTGGAATCCGGTAGCTACCTGGCCGAGTGCGTCAGCAGTTTCTTTGTACGGCTTGGCCCACTCATCATGTTTAGCTTTACGCTTTTTGTCCTGGTATTCACTGTCCTTTTTGTAATATTCTTCCCGAAGTGTAGCTAAAGCTTCCTGATATGCAGTCTCGCTAATCAGTTCCTGATCGTGATACTGCTGCAGCATCTCAAGCTTCTGTTGATATTGATTCTGTAATCTTACCAACTCACCATCGCCATTCAGTGTCTGCATGAAATCGTAGGTTTCCTGATTAAGTGCTTTTCTGGCATCAAGATACTGCTTTTCGATAGAAAGTTTGACAGCGTTGTACTCCTCTTCAGAAACATTACGGTTCTCAGCGTACATTTTGTTGAGTTCCAGAAGTCTCTTCTGATACTGATATTCAATCTGTTCAGACTTTGACAAAGTTCTAGCCTGGTCATCAAGGAAACGCTGATAATATGCAGACCAGGTATCTTTCCATACCAATGCGGAAGACTTACCACCTTTGCCGCCTTTATCTCCTTTATCGTTGCCGATGGTATTCCCACCGGTGAGATTAGTAGGTGCGTTCTCTGTAGTTCCGGTTAATTCAGATGCGGTTGTAATCTTATGGTTACGTGACGCGGCTATACCTTTGGCAACCTTGTCATAATACTCATTGATCTCTTTATTGATTCTCTGATTAGATTGCTCAATGTTATCAGTAAACTTGTCAACGAAAGTTTTATTAGAGTCCTTTATGCTGTCGAGCTGCTGTTTTAAATTCTGTTGATATAAAGTCTTGTAATCGGTATCTCCGGCGAACATTCCGCTGCGGAGAAATCTGATTAAATCTCTGTCCGTTACAGTTGCAGAGCCGGACTGTCTGATGAGTTCAGCACGGGCCTTTTCATACTCTCCCTTCTGCTTTGCAATTGTAAGCAGTGCATTATCTGCAGAACTGCGTGCAAGTACCTCTCTGGTTGTTCCGTGAGTAATCTCAGCCATTTGAGAGCCGATAGCAGAGGTAAAGCTGGTCCATGCTCCGAAAGCACGCTGTACATAACCGATAAATTCTCTGATAACTAGACCGACAAAAGACAACCAATTACCGAAAGAGGAAATCTGCGCCTTAACTGCGTTTTCGCATGAATCACTCATGCTGTTCATTGCTTCCAGGAAGCTGTCAGACAGATCTCCGAACAGACCTTTGATTGATTCTGTTACCGAAGTGAACAGATCTCCTATGCCGTTGATAGCACTTGAGATTGTGTCACTCTTGAGCATCTGAGTGAATTTATCCAGGGCAGAGGTTACAAGATTCAATCCCTCAATAGTAACCTTGGAAAGACCGGAATCACCTAACTGTCTCCACATGTCGCCCCATGCTTCAGAAACACGCTTGGTTGCTCCGGTTACACCTTCCATCTCTGGTTTTAAGGTGTCTGCAAACTGTGAGTTTGCAAGCTTATTCATGTAATTCTGAAGCTCTGCGGTATCAGCTTTGATAGTCTCAGTAACACCTTTATAGGTAAGCTTAATTTTGTCGCCTTCCTGAACAGCTGTAATACCTAGCTGTTTAAGACCGCGAAGCTGTCCCATTGATGCGCTGGTAAGTGCCTGAGCAACAGAAGTGAATGATTGTCCGGTGCCACGTGCAATTTCGGCAAGTGCTTTGATAGACTGTGCAGATGTATCAAGGCCGTTTTTGCCAAGCGTGAGTGCTGCCTGAGTGATTTCATCGAATGACTGCGGAACAGTGCGGCTTAAGTCGTTCAATTCTGCAAATTTAGCCTTTGCTCCGTCAACTCCGTCTGTAATTGCTTGTAATGCACCAATAGATCTCTCGGTCTGTTGCAGGGTTTCGTTGATGTTGCGTAAAGCTGAGCCGATCAGCTGAAAACCAAGCAGAGTTGATACATTGGCTACAGCTGTTCTAAACGAATTACGCCAATTATTAACTGCGTTTTCC